CGACAAGGCGAACGATGCAGCCGCATTCCTGAAGGCACTTCGCGGCTAATCCTTCCAACGCTCTCACGGAGAACCCAAAATGAGCACCGAAACCAAGTCGGCAGCCGAGCTTGCTGCTGAAATCAAGGCGGACTTCGACAAGAAGTTCGATTCACTGAAGGCGATCGCGACGGATGCGCTCGGCAAGGCTGAAAAGGGCGAGCCGCTTGCGGCCGGCGCCAAGCAGACCGCCGACGAAGCCATCGTCGCCGTGAACGCGGCAAAGGCCCGCCTTGACGAGATCGAGCAGAAGATGATCCGCGCGCCGGGCGATGATCGCTCCAAGACCAAGTCGCTTGGGCAGTTCGTCACCGATAGCGAGGAGGTCAAGGCGTTCCTCTCGGCCAAGAAGTCCAAGGGTAGCGTCGGCGTCGAGGTCAAGGCGATCATCTCGTCGCTCACGACCGATGCGGACGGCTCGGCTGGCGATCTCATCATCCCGGATCGCATCCCCGGCATTGTGATGCCGTATCTGCGGAAAATGACCGTGCGTGATCTTCTCTCGCCCGGCCGGACCAACACGAGCGCGATCCAGTATGTCAAGGAAAGCGGCTTCACCAACTCGGCGGCGACCGTGACGGAAACCGCAGGCACGGCCAAGGCGCAGTCCGAACTCAAGTTCGAGGTCGTGAACGGCGCCGTGACCACCATCGCGCACTGGGTGCTGGCCACTCGCCAGATTCTCGACGACGTGCCGATGCTGCAGTCCTACATCAACGAACGGCTCATCTGGGGCCTCAAGTACGTGGAGGACAACCAGCTTCTCAACGGCGGCGGCACCGGCACCGACCTCAACGGCATCTACACCCAGGCGACGGCTTCTACAGCCAACCTGGCTGTTGTGGTGACGCCGACCAAGATCGATGTCATCCGCGCTGCGATGCTGCAGGCAGCACTTGCCAACATTCCGCCCACCGGCATCGTGCTCAACCCTACCGACTGGTTCACCATCGAGGTGACAAAGGACACGGCCGGCGCCTACATCATCGGCAACCCGCAGGACTCGGCCCAGCCGCGTCTCTGGGGCCTTCCGGTGGTCGAGACGGCGGCAATGACCGTGGACAAGTTCTTGGTCGGCGCATTCAAGGGCGGCGCGCAGATTTTCGACCGCTGGGATGCGCGCGTCGAGATTTCGACAGAAGATTCGGACAACTTCAGGAAGAACTTGACGACAATACTTGCCGAGGAACGCCTAGCCCTTGCGGTATACAATACTCTGGCGTTCGTCAAGGGAGATTTTAGTGATCAGGTCACCGACCTTACTTCGTAATACTTGAAGTAACGTTTGTCTTGATCTTTCCCTAAATCGGGAGCATAAAAAGACGGAACCCGGCGCGGGATTGGCCTCCCTGCCGGGTTCCTAACACCAACCGATCGTATGAGGATCGAGATGCTGTCTCCAATTAAGCCCAAGCGGGCTGTTTCTCAAGCGTCTTTGAAGGAAGTGACCTGCCACGGCGGGTGTGGCGCCATTGTTCAATACCGAACAACTCCTCGGGTTTACTGCCCTGCGTGCAGGTCTGCCATATTGGCGGAACGCGCCCGTGTCGGGATGGAGAAGCAACGTCGCAAGCGCGGCATACCAAAAATTAAGGGGACGGTGATCGCGTGCGAAGGCTGCGGCGCTGCGGTCACTCTTAACAGACGAGCGGATACGAGATTTTGCCGATCCTGTTATCTGGCCAAGAACGGCGCAGAGGCTCGGGAACGGTCAGCAGCAAAACGTGCCACTCCTGAGGGCCGAGACTACTTGAACCGCTGGCATCGCAAGGAACACGCCAGCAACCCCCGTTTCGCCATTTCTGCGCGGATGCGCGTGCTAATTCACAGGGGCATAGGTAAAGGCAAGGCCGGCCTCTCTTGGTCCAAATTTGTGCCCTACACCTTAGACGAGCTAATGCGCCATTTAGAGCGCCAGTTCCTGCCGGGGATGACGTGGGAGAACCGTGGGCTCTGGCATATCGACCATGTAGTTCCGGTCACGGCGCACGAGTTTTCCGGCCCTGACGATCCCGAATTCAAAGCCGCATGGGCGCTAACCAATCTTCAACCTCTCTGGGCGCTGGACAACATCCGCAAAAACGCCACCCGCACTCACCTACTCTGAAAGGAGCAATCCCCATGCAACTCAAGGCAAACGACACCCTCCATGTCTCGTCGGTGAAGGCCGACAACATCGCGCCGGGTGAGGTATTCGAGGTCGCCGACGATACCGGCCGTCAGTTGGTCGAAAAGGGCCTGGCGACGGAGGTCAAGGCGCAGAAGGCCGAAAAGGCCGAACCCGCTCACGAAAACAAGATGGAACCCGCGCCGCAGAATAAGTTGATCAGCGGCGCCAGCATGCGGAAGGCGAAATAACATGGCTCGCGGCTCGCGCTACACATATGCAGGCCGTCGCGCCGCCAGCCGTGGCGCCGATGCTGCCTTGAAGGTGTCCGTCAATTCGGTCCTGCCGGCCATCACTGGTGATCTCTATCAGGGCGAAACCCTGACCTGTTCGACGGGCACCTGGTCGAACACGCCGGACTCGTATGCTTACCAGTGGCAGCGAGACGGTGTCCCGATCATCGGCGCCACGGCCAGCACTCGAGTTCTCGCCCTGGCCGACGCTGGCGCTGCGATGAGTTGCACGGTCGTTGCCACCAATTCAGGCGTCCCCCGCGCAGCCACATCAGCCGCGACCGCTGCGGTGCTCGGCGACCCGACATTCTCGGTGCAGCCGACGATCACCGGCACGGCGCAGGAAGGCGAGACCCTGACCGGCGTTCCCGGCACGCATACCGGCACCAGCGCGACCTATCGCTGGCTGGCTGATGATGTCGCAATCGGCGGCGAAACGACGGTGGAACTTGTGTTGGCGGTCGGCCAGGTTGGCGCCGTGATTACCTTTGAGGTCACCGCGATCAACGATGCCGGTTCTACCGTGGCGACGTCGGCCGCGACAGAAGCAGTCATAGCGGCCTGATCGATGCGTCTCGTCTCCATCACCCAGCCAACCGATCCCGTCCCCTCGCTCGACGAGGTGAAGGCGCATTTGCGCATGGTTGGCGTCACCGATGACGATGGCGACATTCTCTCCAAGATTTGGGGAGCGATCACCGAGTTCGAGGACACCCAACTCGGCTGGCTCGGGCGGTCCATTTCGCCCCGACAGATCGAGGTCAGGGCGGACCACTTCTGCAGCACATTCTATCTCCCCCGCCCGCCGATCCTTACGGGCGGTAGCTATACCCTGACCGTCAAATACGACGACGAGGACGGCGCCGAGCAGACCATTGCGGGGACCGTCTACCGTCTGGTCGACCCGGAGACGACAAAGGCCCGCATCATCCTTCGCGAAGATCAGTCGTGGCCGACTGACCTAATCAACGACGAAAGCAGCGTTCGGATCAGGTATTGGGCCGGCTACCCGAGCGATGATGTGCGGATCAGCAATTTCAAATCGGCGGTCAAACTGCACGTCCAGTTGACCTACGACGGCGACGAAGATGAGAAGCTTCGGCTTTCACAGACGATCGACCGACTGCTCAACGTTTACCGGATTTACTCATAGGAGAAACCTGACATGGCCGACATTTCCATCACTTCAACCCTCGTCGTTGCCGGCACTGGTGCCCGCATCGACCGCGGCATCGCGGGCGTTGCCATCACGGCTGGACAGGCCGTCTATCTCGACGCCACCACCGGCAAATATGGGCTGGCCGACACGGACAGCGCCACGGCCGGCGTGCGTGCGGCCATCGGCGTTGCGTTGAATGGCGCTTCGCTCAACCAGACCATCGCGGTCTGTACTGGCGGCCTTGTCACGATGGGCGCCACGCTGGTTGCGGGTAGCCCGTACTATCTATCGGGCGATCCGGGCGGCATTTGCCTGATCGCGGACGTGCTGGCCGGTGACTATCCCTGCATCATCGGCGTCGCCACCACGACGGGCATTCTCAACGTCGGCGTGGTCTATCCGGGCGTCGTGAAGGTCTAGCATGCACGCCGGCCAGCTCGATCGGCGCCTTCGTTTCGAGAAGCGCCAGGATGTCGACGACGGCCACGGCAATTCGGTGGGCGAGTTCGTCCACCAGTTCACGGTTGCGGCAAATCGCAAGTTTCTGACTGGCGGTGAGGGCGTTCTCGCCGCCAGGCTGACCGCGAGGCAACCGGCAATCGTGACGATCCGCAATTCGGCCGCTGGCCGCGGCATCCAGGCCGAGTGGCAGGCGGTCGATACGCGCGATGCCACAGTCTACAACATCCGCGAGAAGCCCAAAGAGACGGACGATCGGCATTGGCTGGAAATGCTGGTCGAAAGCGGGGTCGCCACCTGATGGCTGTCGTCGGTATCCCGGAGATGCGCAGGCGCGTCACCAGCATCCCTGCCATGGTCGTAACGTACGGCCAGGACGCCATGGAGAAGGGCGCACAAGAGATCGTGGACATGATGAAGCGGCTGGTTCCCGTCGACGACGGGGATTTGCGCGACAGCATCGGGTGGACATGGGGCGATGCGCCAAAAGGCGCGGTTGCCCTGCTCAAGAGCGCTCCGATCCGTGGCAATCTTCGCGTCACGATCTATGCCGGCAATCAGCGGGCATTCTATGCGGCGTGGGTCGAGTTCGGCACGCAAAAGAAGCCCGCGCAGCCGTATTTCTTCCCCTCATACCGGGCGCTCAAGACGCGCACCAAGCGCCGCCTGACAACGGCTGTCCGCAAGGGGCTGAAGTTCGTGGGCCCGGTGATGGTAGAGGCTGATACATGAGCGCAGAGGCCGAACTGCAGGACGCGCTGCTTGCTTCGCTGAAGGCCAGCACCGCTGTCATGGCATTGGTAGACGGCGTTCATGACAGCGTGCCTACGAACGCTTACGGCGCCAAGAAGGCGTATCTATCGCTTGGTCCGTCCGACGTGACGGAAGACGGCGCCGACTGCATCGCGTCGGGCGAGCATACGATGCAGATCGACGCATGGTCGCGGGCGGTTGGCAAGTACGCTTGCCGCGACATAGTCGGCACGGTCAAGACGGCGCTGCACGAGAAGCAATTGACGCTTGCCAGCACTCAGCTCGTCGATTTGCGCGTCAATTACCGCCGCGTCTTTGGCGATCCAGACGGCCTGACGACGCACGGCGTGGTTCTGGTCACGGCACTGATCGACGAAGCCTATGATTGACATGGCGTGGGCCGTATTCAGCCAGGATTGTTCGTGGTCCCGGCCGCGCAGTCGGTTCGGATTCTCGGCGAAAGCCTCGACGACGCCGCAAGAGTGGCCACGCGATTTCATTGATCACTGCGTTTCGATCGGGCGGGCCGCGCACCACCCATCGCCAACCAAAAGTCAGGCCGCGGACTTGAAACCCAGGAAAGGTAAGAAACGATGACCAGGGCAGTAACTGCAAATTTCCATCAGATGGTGCTTGAGGTCGAAACGGCCGCAAGTTCCGGCGTCTATGCCAAGATTTGCGGCCTGACGTCGAGAGGCATCAATCGCCAGCACAACATGCAGACGAGCGAAGTTCCCGACTGCGATGACGAGTCGCTGCCGGCTTCCGTCGAGCGCGCGGTGCAGTCGTCCGAAGCCACGATTTCGGCCAACGGCGTTTGGGCGGCGCAGTCGCACGAGATGCTGCTTGACTGGTGGGAGGCTGGATCAACCAAGTCCATCCGCATCTATCACGCTGCGGCGACGCCGGGAACCACTCAGTACGAGACCGGCAACGCCTTCCTCGTC